TCACGCAGAAGGGGTTGTGTTGCAGTAAACGTTGCTGCTCATGATCGCGGGCTTTATTGGCTCCAGATCTGGCATGTTCACGCGTACTTGAATGAATAGCCCACGCGGCACGTCGATCGGCGACTGATCCGGCCACGTATCTTCCAGTTTGTGGCCTTTTTTCTCGTTGAACGGTTCTTTGTCGAGAGTCAGACGATTTTGAGCAAACGACATGGCGTCGGGATGAACGCGATGAAATGTGTAGACAGTGATTGAACCGTCTTCATCCACTTCGTAATCATTCCACAGCAGCGGTTTATCATTTCGGCATTTCGGATTACTCACGCCGCCGTCAATGCCGCCCCACGCTGCATCTGAGTGCATACCGTGACATCCCGTGATTTTGTAGACACCTTCACTCAGTCTTTCAACATTAATGCCAGAAGCTTCATCTGTAGTTGTGAATGAACCGTCTGCATAAATACTAATTACTGGTGACGCCGTTTTATAAAAGCCGTTGGCGTCTGCAATTGCGTTATACCCTAAAATTAAAGCCCTTCTCCACGTTATTGTTCCCCCACTTCCTAAGCTTGCTGTATATTTATTAAATGCAGTTCCCAACTGAAAGGCTTCATAAGTCCCGGCTGCTGTTGATATGTCAGACTTTGCAACGCAATAAATATGAAAAAATCCAGTGGCTTGAGGCACTAATGCCGCCGCCGACCCCGTGCAGTTTACAAACAGTACATCACCAATTCGCATATTGCTTAATTGAGCGGCAGAGGATAGCAAAACTGGCACAGGACCAGTTAGGCGTCCGTAATTAGATCTAAAGTCCTGCATGCCCGCGTTAAAAATTTTTTCAGCGGTTAAAGTTTGGGTTGTGTCGGAAGTTACAAGAGGATGCCAACCTCCCACGGAATTATTATCAATAGTTCTGTATCGAATGTCAGGGGACCCATTCCTGTAATCAGAAAACAGTTGCACTCCGTAGTTTCTAGACGGGTTACTAAATATGTTAAATACGTGCCCGTTCGCGGGCACGTCGCTTTGCTGGGCGGCTTGCACGTACCACGCCCCGTTGATACGAAAGTCAGATGCCGGCGTAGCGCTCGGCATTGGTGTCGAATTGTCTTTCCCTATCCCACCTGCCAAGCCTGCCACCAGAACATCCCCGCTATTTGCGAAAGGATTGGATTGCTTTATTAACGTAGCACTATTCCAAATCTCCCTCCAACTGTCCCACGTTGAACCACTCGCCAAGAAATACCTGACATAAATCCTTGAAGAATTAAAAGGAAAATACAATTGGGTGCATGCGCTAAGGCCGCTAGCTGTATTTTGCAAAACAAGCAACGCTCCTGAAACTGCTACGGGATAATTCCGTTCTGCTGTTGCATTTCCGTTCTGATTTTGAAACCAGATACCATCCTGTTCGCCCGTAATAGTATTTAGATCTAATGTTCCTAGCCCACCGCGTTTTTTATATGTCTGCGTTAAATCTGCTTTCTCATTAAGCAATCGATCCCACTCAGCTTGACTACGGACAGTTACAGACTGGCCGTCAGGCGTCGTCAGTGTAATATCTCCCGTTCCCGTCAGTATTGACTGCCATCCCTGCAACTGCTGTTGATAATATGCAAGCGTTGACGCGAACTCATGCGCGAATTGTTCAATAGAAACGGGTGTCGACGTGGGAATTGCGTATAATTTACCACTGCCCGTCGCGCCAGAAAATGCCGAGACAAGTGTTAATTGCGTATCAGATTGCACAGATTCAATCTCATAAATCTGCACGGCTCCTGCGCCTGGCAACAGTAGCATTCTTCCGGCACTCACACCGTTTAATGGGTTTGTAAATTGCGTTCCCGCACCTGTAATAATTTTGCTGTTATTTGTAGCGGTAATAGTGCCTGTTTTATACCAAGACATATTCTACCTCAATAGTTTGTTACATCAATAATCATGTACGTTCCTGGTATTGATATGCTAGAGCCAGCACCACCGCTCGATACCTGTACATACGAATATGCGGAAAAAGTATAAGCTTGATTAACAAAGCTTTCACTTTTAAATATTATCGCGTCATACATATAAAATATATCTATTTCGTATTGATTCGTTATGTCTTCGTAATAAGAGGAATATTGATAATAATATCCGTAATTTAGACAAACGGACGCCAGCTTTTTATTTGGATCGTTATTTATTTCCGTTCTTGGTTGGTTATTTAACCTAAATTCAGGAAATGAATGTATTGATAAAACACGCATGTATTTTAAATCGCTATCAAAAACAATCTTTCCTGATTGGTTTCTCAAAATGACGTGACCTGTTCCCAAGTAATCGTCTGCATCTATATCAAAAACATAATAATCCCCTACTGCTATCGACGGGAACAATGCCGAGTCATTATCACCAAAAAGGATGCGGAATGTATATTGATTACCGTTTTTTATGGTTCTATAAACAGTAGCCTTGTGACTTGTGCATCTAACAGCTATGATTGGCTGATAGCTACCTGACCTGGCTGTATAAGTAACATCCTGATAATAATAATCATCACCGGAAGTCATTAATAGGCTTCCTTTTAGTTTCATTGACATATTTAAGAACGAGTCATTAATTAGCGTATACCCGCCATCATTTATTATCTGTATTTTTGCCATATTAATAAGTGCCATAAACTATGTTATTTATTAATACATGTGAATTCCACGATATTACATTCCCGTTTATTGATACTAAAAGGGGTAATATCCTTCTGCTTAAGTCCCACGCTTGCGCAAAAGAAGAGTGATACCAGATTCTGTCATTATTGGGGTTGGGTATCGCGATACTACCAGATTGATTTGGGGTAGTAATTATCGAGCCTGATATTTTAGTTAAGCTTGACGTTAGGTCTATTTGAATATTACCCAACTCATCTCGTATTATAAATATTGCCATTATAGTGATATCTCTATTCTTGCAATGTTATTATTGTCTATTAATTTTATTGACGTACCCGACATTAATAACCTCCCACTACCAGAGACTTCACCATTAAACTCCCAAGCCCCGCTCTTTGGTATTTTCCACCCGCGCTGACCTGGGATGTAATCAGATGATTGCAAGCTATCAGTGATTTTTGCAAAATCAATACTTGCATCTCCAATAACAGCACTGCGCAAAATTACTTGCGTACCCTGATTAGTAAATATCGGTGTCGGCACCCCTCCCGCAGTCGTCATCATTGTGAATCGGTCAGCCAGCATAATAATATTTGCTTGCATCCCATCCTGAGAATTGGAAACATCTAAACCTATTCCCGCAATGTATTGACGTCCATTCGCATCAACAGCAACTTTAATTGATCGATACGCAGACATCTTCGCATCCATGCCGTTAACGAGACTGCTGACATCACTGATTTCAGCAGACACGCCATTAACAGTTACTGTCATTTGGCTAATCTGTGTTGCTTGCGCACTCAACTGTCCGTCAATATTAAATACTGACGTTTGCAACCCTTGAACCGCCGACGAATTAGCAGAAATGTCGGATTCCGCATTGATCATCTTACTGTTCAGTTCAGTGATATTTTGAGCTGTCGTCTGCTCAAGTGTCGTGACTGTCTGCTGTAGTGTATTGAGATTGCTATTTGTGCTGCCGATACTTGACTGCATCTCAAGCATCGCGATCGTGCGGGCTTCGACTTCGTTTGCAATAACAGCACGAGTCTCCGTTATTTCTGCCGTGCGCTCTCCGTTTTGCGCTCTCCATCGACGCGTTTCAGAATCATTAGCAAGACTATTACGGATGATGGCCTTGGCCTGCTCAATGCTGTCACGCATACCGTTGGCTATATCGCGCTCCAGCGGATCAATAAGGGATTTCCACGCGTCAGTATCCGTTACTTCTTTAACGATAATGTCAGTGATATCGCTAATATCCGTGCTTGATTCGCCATATATCCAGTCTGTCCACGGCCCCTGATTACCGGATTTATCGACGATACGGGCGCGATAGAAAAACTCCTGACCGATACTCAACCCCATCTGCTGATACGCGCGCGCCGGATACGCGATATCAGCGAGCAACAACGCATTCTGTCCGTCACTCGTTGCTGAGTATTGAATCTCCGTTTTCAGTGTGTCTGCTGTGTCAGCAGGGAAAGTCCAGTCAAGCTGGATGCCGAAAACAAGCGGCGTAGTAGTGAATGATGCGAGCACCGGCGGATTGCCCTCTTTTCCGTTCAGCGTCGTTTCCTGCGCATTTGCCCACATGCTCGAAATTTCAGAGGCGTTGATCGCACGTACACGAGATTGATACTGTCCGGCATAAATGCCTGACACTTCAAAACCTAACGCTGATGTTCGCGGGGCGTTTATCCAGTTCCCGTTATCTCTGCGCCATTGCGCTTCATATGTTATTGCGCTTTCCGCACGGTCCCACGTCACGCGCAGGGTTGTAATGTTTATTCCCTGATCGACGGCGTTATAGCTGCTAATTGCAACGTTTGCGGGGGCTGGCTGAACGGATGGAGGGATAACACTGATCGGGCGGGACTCGATACGTGCGCCGGTATCAATTTTTGCCCATTTATCTGGGTCATACTGAATGCCGGTAATGTCGAATGACACACCATCATCCCCCTCCACAACGCCGATAACACGATACAGTTGCAGCGCCAGATCGGTGGCGTCAACAGCCCATACTGATTCGGGGATCGGTGTTTCGCTATACTCAGTCGTGACCGTAATGATTTTATCGTTGACGGCCTCAATCGTGCGGCCCTGCGCCTTGCCGCTCGGCAGATTGATAATCAATCGTTCGCCAACAGCGGCAGACGACACGCGATCGAGTGTGATGTTTCGGCCATCAACAGCACTGATGCGACCACCCAGTGGGCGACCGGCTAACAACGCATCGGCAACGCCAACAATCGAACCCGGAACGGGAATGTCGCCATCGAGTCCCATGGTGTACGAAATTGCGCGGTCGGCATCGTTCGTGTGCAGAATCCATTTTCCGCGCCTAATGGCCTCAGTCTGACGAACGCAGCCAATCGCTGTCACGTCAGCCTGTTTGATTCCGTAGCGCATGACCAGTTTGTTATCGGAAACCGACTCGATGGCATCCTGATAATTATTCGCAGGGTCAGACCACGACACCATAGCTGTGCTGTAATGCGTTTTCTCACTCGCATTGCTGTACGTAAACTTTCCGTCTTTGACGTTCGCTCGTGTCACGATGTAATCAATATCGCGAGGCATATCAGCAATAACGTTCATCTGATTATTTGCCCAGAACGTCGCGCCCCGGAAAATCGCCGCCAGATCGTTGAGTACCGTCCACGCATCTTCCTGAGACTGAATGTAAACATCACACAGAAAACGCGGCTCAGTACCACTGCCGCCGCGACCGTCTGGTACTAACTGATCGCAATACTGCGCAATACGGTATAAATCCCATTTTGTAAGTGCCAGATTTTCAGCCTTGATGCGATTACCCAGCCCAAAGCGCTCACTGACCTGGATGTCGTAGTAAATCCATGACGGGTTATTCGTCCATGCCCATTTAAACGAACCATCCCATGCCCCGCTATACGTGCGTGAAGCAGGGTCATAGTTGGACGGAATGCGCATAATGCGTCCGTCAGGCTCACATGAAACGGCGGGGATATTCTGGAACTGTTTCGCGTCAAACTGTACGAAAAGCAGGGCCGTTTCGGGGTAACGAAGTTTTGCGTCGATCACTTCTGTAATCGCTTCAATGACCATGCGATCGGCAACGCGATTACTCGTTGAATTCGGCGTGATGCGCCGCACGCGAATCTGCCAACCTGTATTGGCTTTGGGCAGATCAATACGATGGCTGCGCTCGTATTTTGTTGTCGTCTTTCCGTCCACAGAGGTTTTCAGCAATTCCTGATAGCTGCCGCCGTCCGTCGCTACATCGATCGCATACTCAACTCTGTAACCGCCCACGTCGCCATTCTCGTACTGCTGTTGCAACGCTGACCAAGAGAATCGCATACGAACAGCAGAAAGCTGGGTGTTCGTCAGTGAGCGCACCCATGTGGTTTGACTTGTTAATTCTGTGCTGACAGTGATTTCATTCTCAACGCCGGGGAATCCGGGGATATACGACTGATCGGGTGTGCCTGGGCGAAACTCCCACGTCACGCCGGAAAAATTGGCGTTGCCGTTTGCGTCAGCGATCGGTGTTCCATCTAGAAAAATGCGAGTGCCATCCAGTCCCCCTTTAAATTCCCCCTCACCCAACGCCAGTAGGATTTTTGCATATGATGTTGACTGGATGGAGTCGGGCGATTCAATGGGTGCCTGGGCATTACTGCTACCGCCCTTGCGCCCCTCAATCACTGATTGCATAGATACCTCAGAAACGAAAAACCCGCGCTATGGCGGGTCAATGCTGATCAAATATCAGGCTATACAGCCTGTGTTTATCGGGATAACGTGAAAACCAAAAACATTACGCACAGCACCATAGGGAACCCATCAGCCCGCCTGGGCACGAGCGCAGGCGTTTACCCCGGAGGGATGGCTGATTACCTCTGGAATGGAAATTAAAATGTCAGAAAATGAACTCAAAAAAGAAATAGCAGTATTACGCGAAAGCGTTCTTAACATTAGCCATGAACTTAAAGCTGCTGATATATTTACTCAGTCCATGATATTTGTACTGTTAAAACTAGTCAGTCGTACAGATGAAACTGCAATCCCCTTCGCCATAAAAAATCTTGAGATAGCCAAAAGAGATATTCTCCAACAGGAATCGGGCGGGGAGCCTTTTGTTAGGGAAGCTTTGGATCGAATTGATGATCTAATGCTCTCGATACAGAAGCGATAACAGAGTTTCGCACTTTTTCGAAGTGCGCTCGTTCCTGATTAGCCTGCAAGTGTGATATTTGTGCGCTTAACTGTATAATCTGCTTCTCAAGCGCTGCAATGCGGCGCTGCTCATCGGTTTCGCGCAATTTATACGCCTGAATAACACCATCGGCAATGATTGCACTTTTGATAATGGCATTAGCATGCTCAACAGCGCATTCCTCTTTTTCATCATTCGTGACGAGTTCCATGCCTGCCAGATACTTCTTGCCATCTTTGGCTTCAATTACTTTAATATTGCGTTCAGAAAAAATAACATAGGGCATATCACACCTCTTCAATAGTAATAATTACATTAACCTTTTTAACTTCAACGTCAGTCAGGCCTTTGCTTTCGATAAATTCATTTGCTGCTACATCATTAGCAAAATTTTTTGCTAACGAGACTTTATTAACAAACGTCACATCATCGCCAATTAATAAATTACCGATATATAACCCAGTTGAGTTTTTAATAACGTATTTCTCTTGCATTGGAATTCCTTACTGTTGGTCTTCTGCGTAAATACCCGCAGAGATAATTGCACCGCCAATTCTTCGACGTCCATAGAGGATGGGCACTGGATTACCCTGGGCAATGGAGTTAACGGGACCACCAAATGCATAGCTGGGTTTATTGTCGGGAGACTCGCGCATTGATACGCCTCCCTGCACTGGGGAGAGCATTTGGATCACGCCGCCGAGCATCATTGCGCCGCCCGCTTGCATCATTGGGACACCAATTGCACCGCCGCCAAAATATGTTGCAACCGCCCCAACAACAACTAGCACCGCACCTAAAATAGTTTGAAATACTCCCCCTTTTTTACTACCAATAATGATCGGCGCAATACGGATTTCTTTGCTGACGTTAAAATCCAGTTCGTCTTTAGATAAGTTCCGTTTGCCGTCAAAAACCGCATACGTAAGCCCACGCGATTTACTCGTCAGCAGGAATTTTTCAAAGCCCGGAATAATGACGCTCAGCGCTTTGATAGCTTCCTGTCTGCTTTCTACTGCAAGTTTATGAACACGCCCAAACGTTGCGCCGAGAACCCCATATAACCGGATAGTTTTCAGTGGCTGATACTCAATTGCTACTGGCATTTTCACCTCCTGCGTAGCGTAAACGAGTAATAGTCCTGTCAAGCCAATACCCGCCATACGGTACTTTCTGGCTTAACTGCCCGTGCATGTGATGCACCATTTCGCCGCTACCAATGTAAACCCCTGCATGATTCGGCTCATCGGCGCGAATCTGCATAATGATTACGTCACCAGGCTGCAACTCTCCGCTGACACCAGTAAACCCCGCTTCCGCGTAATGCTTCATGTAGAGGTTTTCACCGCGCTCCCACCATCCGTCTGAGCGTACAAAATCAGGCAGCGTGATGCCGCGCTCCAATTTATACCAGTCACGCACGATGGCGTAGCAATCCCATATGCCGTGAACGAATGGCCGCTCTAACAAAGGTTTCACGCCGTCAGTCGGCATGATGGTGCGAATATCACCCTCTGGCCAACTAACTATGATCCACGGCAACTGTGACAGGTCACACTGCGCCTGATCGAGATTGCTGGGCTGTGTAGTCGCATCAGGATGACTGTGAACGATGGCAATAATTGTGCCTGTGTCCTCCGCTTCCGCGTAATCTTCAGGACTCATCGAAAACTGATCGTTAGGCTCAATCGCAGTATTGCGACATTTAACGTAACGCTGTTTTCTGCCGCTCTGCACAATGACGCCACAGCATTCGTGCGGGTAATCCTGCTCTGCGTGAGCGAGTATTTCTGTAATGATTAATTTGCTGAGTTTCACGATTACCTCTTAATAAGCGCAGAGCCTGGGAACCCGCCAAACGGCAATTCAGCATCTTCGCCCCATCGTCGTTTACACCCTGTCGATAGCAGGCCGGAACATTCATCCATTGCCGGATCGTCAACAGGATTGCCATCTGCATCAAAATAGTTTGTTCCGGTATACCCGCACGACGCCCCGCGATACTGCCCACGCTGGCACCACGTGCACATGCTGTGAATCTGTCGCGTGGGGATCATAATTCCCTGCAAATCCGCTGGAGATGACAACTGAAACGCGATCACTTCATCATCTTCACGAATCTTGCTATCGATGTACCAGACCTCTAACCGCTCCTGTGTTGGGTCGGCTTCGGCGTTGCCATCAGGAAAATTACGGGCATCAAGATAATGCGCAAACGTGGTGTGAATACGCACTTTTGCCTGCGCCAGATTCTGGTACGCCAAGCACAGTGCGGTGATGGTTCCGTCAATGTTCCCTACCGATAGCGTGGGAGTCGGAGCGCTGCCGTCACTGGTCATTTCCAACCCTTCAATCTGCGTCGGCCACGCTTTATATTCGACGCCTTGCCACCATATGGATTTAGCGGGGAGTCGCGTTTCATCCCCGCCCGCTGCGTCAATTTCTTCTGCCGAGTGCTGAATGGGGTGATTATGAAAATATAACTCTGGACCGTCGAACGCAGTGCAGTCCACTTCAAACAGGCGCACGCGATCGCCCGGCTCCAGTTTTTGGGAGTCAGTGTTTAATGGCATGTTGTTTATCTCGGAAACAAAAAACCCGCTATTTTTAGCGGGTTAATTTAACTCGTAGGTATTACAGGGTTGATGGCTCTACAGCAGCACCATCTCCAGGGCGAGTTGTCAGCCTAAAGTTCTTAACCTCACCCGCGCTGATTGATGTGGCTAATTCTCTACGATATCCTTTTTCAATATTACAAAGCCCTCCACCACCTGGATTACCGATTCCAATAATATGCTCACCTGGGTAAACATAAAAAACACTTCTTTCACCCGGGTCAAATTTTGCCGATAGCTTACCATCTATATAAAACCCCATATAGCAACCGCCACCTATAAAACCAGAGTCCCTAGTTACATCCAACATGCCGAGATTGGAATCTACAGAATAAAATGCAAACAAACGATCAGGAGGAACAGGGTTGGATTTATCTGGAGATACGTGATCTGTAGCACAAGCAGTCAACAAAAATGATAAAAAAACAATTGGTATTATTTTTTTCATTGTTATTCCTATGTGTGTTTTGGTTCTCAAAATCAATCTATCACGAATGGTACGCGGTGATGAACGTTGCAGTGAGTTGGAACACCTGATCGCCACGGCTGTTTTTACCCATTGCCGTAACGTTGAACCCATCAGGACAGCAGTACAGCCCCAACTCGGAGAGTGGGTTTACCCATTGGAACGCGGTATAGCCCTTGTGACGGCGCAGGAAAGAAACGATTGGCTGAATATGGGTATCGTTGCCAACAAACGTTAATGGCCAACTCTGTGACTCGCCGTTAATACCATCGCCAGACCGCTGCGTATAGCCATCGCCGAACTGTATCGATCGCGTTCTCTGGGTAAATGCACCTTCAGGATTAACGCGAGGGCAGAAAGTGAAAGTTTCCATATTATCGACGCCCCGCTATTACTCGGTTTATCACTCCGCCCTGCGATAAATCCCTATCACGCAATTTTCTGTATTCACGCTGAATTATCTGCGTAAATTCACGAGCGAAATTCTGATCACCATTACCAGAAACGGAGGCTGTCCCGCTCTCGGTTATGGTTACGTAAACATTTCCTCCGCTATTTGCAGATTGAACATCGGGCATTATCGCCCGAACGCCTAGTGAACCATTGGCGGCACGGGTAAGCGGCATGATCGCTTCTGGCCCCGCCTCACCAAATACCCCCGCGCCTTTGGCGAACGCAAACATTTGAGGTGTGTTGTAAACACCACCGCTGTATGCGCTGAGTGATGGGGAATCATAGACACCACCCAACGCATTAAAAGACAGGTTGCTATACGCCCCCGTCGAGAACGCATTATTTGCTGATGCCGCTCCGGCACCGCCCGCCATCGCTGACGCCCCAATGCCAAACAAACTACCGATCATGCTACTCGCACCGCTGGCCGCATTCGCTACCGCCATGTTAACCAGCACATTCTGGATAATTTTCAGGACTCCAACGCCCCAATCTTTCCAGCTATTCATATTGCCATTCAGCATTTCAGTGATAGAACCTACAGCGCTGCTCATTGCTGTCTGCATACCCTGTGATGCCTGCGTAGCGTAATCTGTCGCTTCATCAGCCCAGTCAGCGAAACCGTCACGCATACCGCCCATCCAGTTATTACGCTGATCATCCAGTGAGGTGTAATACATTTGCTGGTCACTGAGGCGCTTATCGAGATAACGTTTATTCAACGTAATAGCTCTGTTGAAAAACTCATCATCAATTTCACCCGCCTGGTGTTGCCGCCGTAGCTCATCGTCTTTCTGAATAAAGTCACGGCGAATGCTGATCATTTCATTCATGCGTTCACGAGCGCGAGAGCCCTCACCAAAACCCGTTAGATTGGCATCATTCGCCGCTTTCGCGTTTGCGTTGGAATCTATCAGCCCGTTTTCGTATTCAGCCGCTTTTTTCCGTATTTCAGCCTGATCAATCAGCGCAGCATTTCTTGCCAACTCCTGTTTTTGAATGCTGGTTAAAGTTGATAATTCGCCCTGAGTGGTTTGATATTTTATTTTCGCCAATTCGGTATTCTGACTACCTAGCGCTAATTGCTCGCGCTGCTGTTTAATCAGGCGATCATAGGTATCAATCGCTTTTTCTTCGTCAGTTTTGGGGCCTTTTTTTGTTGGCTTGTTTGCCTCGTTACTCCTAAATGTAGATTCGGCATCATTGATATATTTTTGACGCCACCCAGACGGAAGATTTAAATCATCAGCTTCAAATTCGGCTTGCTTACGAGCCCTGTCAATATCCTTTAGTGAGGATAAAATACGGTCGCGCTGTTGCTTAGTTATTGCCGCTTGCTGTTTATCATCCAAAACTGGCAGAACCGGACCAGAATATTGAGGATGGGAAAGCTTTGTAGTTTGACGCGTAACTCTATTTAACCGTTCGTACATATCAGACAGAGAACTTACAGCACCAGACATTTCAACCGTCTTATTGATAGCTTCAACTTGTAGTTTATTCTGATTGCTTATTGTGTTACTCAGTAATTTCTGAGCCGAATCAAGATCGCGTATTGCTTTATCAACGTTACGCTGAGCCTCTGCCGCTTTAATTGTGTAACCATTACTGGCGTCTTGCTGAACACGAAACTGTATAACTAAATCATTATATTTTTTGTATTCTGCTTGGGCATCAATCAGAGAACTCTTCAGTTCATCAATACTTTTTTCTTGAGCCTTTATTGAATCGCCAGAATCTGCAATAGCTCCACCAAGTTGAGCAATATTCATTTCTTTGGATTTAGCAACGACATCATCCAGAGTGCCTGCGTACTGGATAGCTGACTCCCTAGCCTGTTCTTGCTTCTGGTACATGTAATACCACGCGCCAGCCCCTAGCATCAATAGACCAGGAACGCCACCCACCAGCCCTAACGCACCGGACATAAGGCGCGATCCAACAGCGGTAACATTGTTCAGTGTTGTTTGAGCCGCTGTTCTCGCTGCGATATTTCTTGTTACAGCGGCCTGTGTTGCAGCTAATCGTTTTTCGGCTGCTGCCTGCGCATCAGTCCCGCGCGCAGCAGCTAACGCCTGCTGAGCGCGATAGACGGCTGAACGAGCGCGGGCGGTGGCAATCTGTGTGCCGCGTAATTGCGCCTCAGCTAATGCGACTTCACTTTTTGCTGCTGAAATTATCCCAGCCGTCGCACTGTATGCACCTGACACCATGCCGCCAAAATATCGCGCAAATCCAATACCTACCAGCGCCGCCCCTGCTGTGGCCACTGTGTCGATATTGTCTGCCAGATCGCTGATACCACCAGATAGAGCCTGAGTAGTGCCGTATGCACTATTCGTCTCACCAACGTATTTTTTCATGTGGTTTGACAATTTAGTGATCGCATCGCCAACCGTTGTTGGCATGTTTTCGGCTAATTCTGCATTTTTCTGTTGAGCGGCAATCACGGCGTCAGCAAACTGTTGCATGGATAACTTGCCGTCTGCGGCTAGTTTTTTAACTGCATTTTCTGTCGTACCCATCGCGCGGGCGATATCACCAACAACGGTTGGCATGACCTCCATCACCGTGTTCCATTCGTCACCAGAAACCTTACCCTGAACCATTGACTTAGACAGGGCATTAATCGCACTTTGCCCTTTATCAGCACTGGCGGCATTGATCGTTAATGCGCTGGAAATAGAATCGATAAAGTCGATAGTGCCGGCTGTTGAATAACCCAATTCTTTCATTGCGTTAGAACTGCGAATAAATAGCTCTGCTTGTTCCTCAATCGGTTTATAGGTGCGGTCGCTGATCTCCATTAAGCGACGCTGCACCATGGCTAATTCATCGCTGGATTCAGTCGCCATTTTCATGCGCGATGTGACCTGCCCCCAGTTATCAGCCATTGTGATTAACGATGTAACAGACATTGCGCCGACAATTCCTGCCGCTGCTGATTTAATACCGACAAACTGATTGTTTAATTCAGCAAATGCACGCTGACTCTCACGTGCTGCTGCTGCTGCCTGACGTCCGCCATTTTGCATGGTTTTGTAATAATCTCCCCCCATCCGAGAAGCGCGAGAAATTTCTGACTGAAATGATTGTGAGTTAGCAGAAATTTTAATGATCAGTTCACGCAGCGTTGCCATTCAATTTTCTCCAGACATAAAAAAACCCCGACTGGCGGGGTTTCGGTTTTAATCGGACATTAAAAGTAAGCGTAATAAGCCCTTTTAAAGTCGTTTTTAATTTCATCTGGCAGGGATTCAATTAACTCCTTTGCTTTATCGTCATACTTTTCTGATAAAATTTTTGGGTGCACCCCTGGGTTTTCTTTTTTTATTTTATCAACTAGTTGACTGATTGCGGAATATATTAACACCGGCTCCCCATTCTCCACCGAAAAAAATGAAGAAATTATCCAGTCATTATTAGTTAAATCCTCTGATTTCAAAGAGGTTCTTTCATTAACATCAACTGCATTCTCATTTCTGTGACTTAGATACCCCAATCCGTTGTTGATATCTTTTAAAACAGTTAGTTTTTTTTCCTCAACTTCATCTATTCTTTCGCACACCATGCCGGTCATAACGATAATTATACCAGCCAGCGCAGTAACACTCCCGACGAAGGCATAAAGCTGCCTTGTTGCCATCAGACCATTATTATAAATCTTATCAACATAACCAACCGTGACTTCCATTCCCAGCGCGTAACCAGTCCAAATTATCCCCACAACAAATAAAACTCCACCGAATGCTTTTAGCATTTTAAAATCCCACCCATAGTAAAAAGCCACCCATAGGTGGCTGGCTGATTTCATCAACTGGCGTTTTCACAACCAGGTAAGTTGCGGTCGATAACCAAATCACCCTCTACTCGCAGACCGATTTTACCGAACAGGAACGAATGATTGAGCTGGGTTACGACAACATCAGTCAAGCCAACCGCGCAACGGTTCTTCTCAATAGCTCGGTCTGCGGCTGTTTTTACGTTAGGGATACCCATTGGAAAGATGATCACCGGGTAGCTGTCTTCAGCACTAACCCTTGCGCCTTTGATGAATTTAGCGCCGTTAAGGTTGTAGTTTTTTGTACTCGCTACAGTGAGGTCTGCGACCCGCACAGTACAACCGGATAACAGCACCGCGCCGAGCGCAACGGCTATAACTTTCTTCATATTAACGTTTCCTTATGATTGCAATCAGAAACATCCTAGCATGAGAAATTTACATTTCAATACAAACAACACTGAGTTTGTGGCGCAGGGATGCGCCTTAACTTGCCGCATGGGAAAGAAACGCCTCCAGATTGCCAAATGGATCGGCCTCTTCTTCCCCCTTCCCTGAAAAGTCAAGCATCGCATCAGTAAGCGGCACTTTCACACCCTGAGCGCCATACACAGCACTAACTATCTGCGCGGCATGAATATCGCCCCGCGTGTCGCCTATCGGGGAAATTTTGTCGTACTCAATCCACATCCGCAGTTCACTAGCCGTCATTTCCTGACGCAGTTCTGACAGCGTGCGCCCCATCCTGAGCGCTAACGCCATCAAAAACTGCATCCCCTGATTTGCTACTTTTTTTTAGCGATCTCGGTATCGTTGATGACATCCAGTGCCTGACGCAGTAGGCGGCTATGCACAGGCCCGTAAACGCCTTTCACTTCTTCAATATCGTCGACACTGAATACCGGCTCTCCGTCTTCATCACGCAGAATATCGACAAACAGAGTCGCGTCAGCGTGAAGATTGCGGCGAGCGCGTTCTGACACTGACACGGATTCGCTGTCATCGTCAGTTTTTAGCGCATCCTGCCAGCGTAGCCACGCCTCTGCGCTAGGCTCACGCAAAATGACCTTTACGCCCTCCCACTCCGGCACTTCGATCGCTTTCGTGAGAAATCCAGCACCTGGCGCTAACGCCAGTGACTTAATGCTTTTCTTTGCCATGCGTTTGTTGCTCCAGATTAGCTGATAGTTACAGTACAGGTTGCAGAGGTGATTGTTGCGGATGTCGCTGCTGAATCCGTGACCTCACAGGTATAAACACCGGCGTCACCGGAAACCGCACTGGCTTTATTGAACGTTGCCGCTGTTTGTCCAGATACTACGACGCCCCCCTTAAGCCATTTGTATGTGTACGGAGCAACGCCGCCAGTTGCTGCAACCGTCAATGTTAGCGCCGAGCCAGCCGCCGCCGTTGCGGTCGCAGGTAGATTGGTTGTAAACGCCAGCACACCGGGTGCATCAATTGGCGTTGGCTTACCTTTCAAGCGAAGTGAGAACGTTGCGGCCACTACGCCGTTTATACCTGATGACCATGTATGCTGGCGAACTTCAGCAAGAAATTGGAAGCCATTACCAGACGGAAACGTTACGCGAAAGCCATAACGGGTGTCGTTATCGTATGCATCACGCAATGCATTCTGTGCGGCATTACGGTAAAAATTGCCGGACAGAGAGATTTCAGACTGGGCGGGCAGTCCGTTAGTGTTCTCCATTTCCTTAGAGCACAGCGTGGTTACGTCGATGTCGTTTTTCTGTCCACCGGTGAACTGAATCTCTTTAATCGTACAGCTCAGATTAAGGAATGTTGCTGACGCAATACCCTCTGGCGTCGTCGGGGTTGATGTGATTTCAATTACCGTTTTCTGTGACTTTTCATAAAGTGCAGACATGGGGATTTCTCCAAATAAAAAACCCGCTCAATGGCGGATTGGGATAATGATTACGTGGGTTAGTCGATGAACTGAAGTTCTGCTGTTGTCCGGTATAACCCCGTGTCAGAGTCATGCCCATGTGTCAGCATCTGGTTGCCTGGAGCCAATGGCAACAATGCCGCTATGACCTCGTTGCTAATTTCACGCGCCTGCGCGATGGTTTTCGCGTACACGTCAAACTGAACCGATGATGTTGTTTCGGCGGGACCACAAAGCACATCAGCAGATGGCTGGGACACGAACGAGAACACAATCCACGGTGGGGAAATTGCCGGTTCTCCTTCGCTATTCAGCGGAATGATGTACGGATAGACATGACCATTGGCCAGATCGGAAATTAACGGATAAATGTCGGTTTCGGTCATCGACTCAGCGCCTCATCGATAGCAGTGCTCATGCGAGTGATAGCAGCCTGCGCAGCTATCTCTTGTGCGGTATCGAACGCCGGGCGCACAAACGGGTGAGCGGGCATATTTACGGTCCCCATTTCGACAAAACGCCAGTAAAGCGCGTTTTTCGGGTTGTTAGCCTTCATTTTATTGTCGCTGTTACCCGTTTTGGGGTTAACGCCACGAATATGCACGCCGGAAGAGATTTCCCCTTTTCGCCGTGATTTCTGAGTAACCACCACAACGTTTTTGCGCATTTTGCCAGTGCGCACGGGGGCATTAGCGATAACCTCCTCTTTCAACACTTCGGCACCGGCACGAGTGGAATCACGCAAGACTTTGTTATTCTCCGCCTTGCTCAGTTTTTCCAAATCTTTTGCGATATCGTTCAGACCGGAAAAGTCGAGGCCAAAATCAATCACGTTTCACCCCTTGTTTACACAGTATTTCCAGTCGGGTGCATTTGCCGTCCGGAATTGGTGGGCCGATGATGTCCAATGCCAGCCCCTTGAAGGGGCCATTGAGACAATGCAGGCGTGACGCGGCAGATACATCACGGCGAAACCGCATCCACACACGAATTGTGGCCTCGGCTGATACTGCGCCAGACGCAACTAACTCCCGCCCGCTGACTGGCGCAACCTCGGCCCAGACTGTCGCGCCATCGCGCCACGTTTCAACTGGCTGTCCACCAGCATCGCGGGTTGTGGTGAAGTTCTGGATGGTGACGCGGTGGCGTAGTCGTCCTATTCTCATAGCACCTCACAGCCCGTAAATGCGATATGGCTGCAAAAGAGATTCAACAGCAAAAGGAATAGTCTGCGCTGTTTGACCAATCACAACCGTTTCTCGGTTTTCGTACCAATGCCCAATCAATAGCAGCATTGCCACCTGAACATCCTCTGTTGGGAGAAGGTGATCGTCATCCTCTGCGTAACCCTCCGCTTCTGCGTTTTCGTAAAGTTTACGGCGAGTGTATGTCTCGACATATCTTTCCGCAGCAGTGATGTACGCATTCAACAGCGTATCGTCATCATTGCCGGATTCGACGCGGCAATGCTGTTTAACCAGGTCGATATCCAGCATGATAAGCCCTTATTTTTTAGCCTTTTTGGGCTGCTCTGGCTGCTCTGGCTGCTCTGGCTGCTCTGGCTGCTCTGGCTGCTCTGGCTGCTCTGCAAGATTGTCCACGGTGATTTCTTTTGCATAGCCTTTTTTAATAAGTTCACGGCCATGCTGTTCCCGAGTTTCGAATTCTGTCCCATCAACAACGACAACACCGCCATGATAAATGGGTTTAATCGCGATAAGCTTCATATTGACTCCAAGAAAGCGACCCGAAGGCCGCTACACACAAATGATTGGATTAGCCACCGTTACCAGCAGGCACAGTGAACGAGCCGTACACGAAAGCTTCAGGGCGTTTAACTGCCAGCGCCAGCCGCTCTTCACAACGAATTGTGATCATGTTTTTCTCGAAATCGTCGGCGTTCTCGGTAGAGATAACCACGTTCGTTTCTTCACGATCAAATACCTGCGCGCCCGCGCTAAATGCCCCAGTCAGGAATTTGCCCTGGAATGCAGTAGCTTCAGTAGCGACAACAGGGAGTCCCCACAAAGTAGGGCCCGTAAGCGCCGCAGGGTTTGCAAGGATGTAGCGCCCCAGAGAGTCCTTCGTCAGTTCGATCTTTGCCCAGTCGATGAAATGCAGGACATGACCAGAGGCAGGGAAACGTGCCAACTGTGCCTGCAACATAGCAAGGCGCAGATCGTCAATGCCGTTCTGTTTTTCGACCTGAAAAGCAGCGCTGTATGCTGACGCCTGCGGGATGATGCCTTCCAGATGCACCCCAGTACCATCCCCGAAAAGAATTTCCTGCTCTTCCACATATTTAAGTCCATAGCGCATTTCCGCATCGACCTGTGACTGTAATTGAGCAAAGTCATCCAGAATCTGTTTAGAAGCCTTAAACAGGTGCGCAATCGTGCGGACAGGGGTTATTTTTTCTTCAAACTCAATATTGCTGTATGGCTTCGTTGTATTTTCCGCCACAGCAGCAGCATTATTCGTGAAGCCGGTTTGTTGTACCCAGTAAATGGTGTTCGAACCCGTTGTTCCTGGTGCAATCAGATCGCGAATAAACAGGCGTTGTTTGGGGGCAGTATCAATGCCGGGCAGACGATCCGGCGCAACAATATTCCCCGGAACATCGCTGGAAATCATCGCGGCTTTCACCGGAATAGATAAACGCTGGCTTGCAGCAACGCTGGCAGCAAAAGTTTTCAGGGCTTCAGCAGAAATCACCTGCTGACCGACAGATTCGATAACCTGTTTAGCGTTCGCCAGCGGCATCTGCGCCACATGCTGTTCCAGCTCACCCAGTGCAGCTTTCAACGTTTTTTCAGCAGCAGTCAATGCGTTAAATTCAGAGGCCATCTTGTCCACTGCGGCTTTAGTCTCTTCAGACAATTTGCTGGATTTTTTTGCCTCATCCAGCGCTTCCTCAGCCTTTGCATTGAATTTCCCAGTTGCTTCTTCAATGCTGGCAGTGACCTTTTTCAGAATATCGTTTACTTCAGACATAATATCTCCAGATTATTAGCACGCCGATACCAGGCCGCTTAAGGCGGCATCCAGATTGGCAAGAGTTTCAGGTTTGATTTCAGCAGCGCTTGGCGTGCTTTCGTTATCAGGGGTAGCGCCAGGCGTACCACCCGTTAAAGATTTGATAAGACGGCGACGCTCTGAGCGTGGCGTATTAGCCTTTGCCAGAAGCGCATCTAATTTGCGCAGTGCGGCGGCGGGAGAATCATCACCGTCAGAAACTGCATCAGCAGAAAGAAGGCTGTCAGCCAGACCCTTATCCACCGCATCACTTCCGCCGATATAGCTTTCTGCATCCATCAACTGCGATACGGTGTCGACATCCAGACCAGAACGTGCTGCATAAATATCCGCCATGGCGCTATCAAACGGCTTCAGATAGTCAGCCAATTCAGCAAAGTCATGACGATTCCCCATGGCGACGATCCAGCAGTTATGGATCATTAAAAATGCACCACGGCCTATCTGAATCTCATCGCCAGCCATTGCGATAACAGAAGCTGCACTGGCAGCAATACCCAGCACCTTCACAGTTACTTTCCCTTCGTATTCACGCAGCAGGTTGTAAATCGCCAGACCTTCAAACATATCTCCGCCAGGGGAGTTAATGTTTACGGTGACATCAGCACCATTCATTGACCGCAGAGCACCAGCGATGCGTTTTGCTGTCACTCCCTCATCCCAATAATCGCGCCCGATCACATCAAACACAGAGATGGTGTTATCACCACTTGCAGCAGCTCGAATGCCACCATTCCAGCGTTCAAGCGCTGATGGCATTGGCTCACAGGTAATTCCCGCGCAGGGGTGACCCACCGGCGCTACCGGAAGTTGTTTTTTGGTCATGTGGAAATAGCTCCTACGCAGCCTGTTTCAGCGGCGATTGTTCGAAAGGAATATCGGGGAATACATGGCTATGAAGTTGCCGTAATGCCAGCGCCTGAGTCGCCAGACTTCCATTTTTCAAATCTTCTAGCGGGGTCAGGTTCAACTGAACGGTATAGATATCGCCGCCTTCAATCGGTGGCAGGTTCTCAAGACGGCGAACGTCATTACGGGACATCCATCCATTTTGCAGCGCGCTCGTATAGTACGCTGCACGGCCTGCACTATCTGCGCGTAGCAATCCCTCTACAGAGAACTCAGTAAACAGGTCTTCATCCCCATTCAGCAAACAGCGGGAAATTTCCTGCTCAATGTTTACAAGAAGTGGGCGCAGCGTGTGCGTAAGAAACAGAAGGTTCATCCCCTCCAATGAGGACGCCCAACTACTTTGTTTTGTCGTGTGTCCGACCATAAACGGCGGCACGCGGAACCAGCGGCAAATCTCTTCGATGCTGAAAGACCGACTTTCAAGAAGTTGCGCAGCTTCTGGATTCATCGTGACATTCTGGTAGGTCAGTTCGTTTTCCAGAACCATTAACTTCCCAGCATTTTTTGAACCGATGAATGCGTTCAGATTTTTACGTAGGCGCTCACGCTGCTCTTTATTCAGTGCCGTTTTTGATGACAGGAATCCTGTACTTTGTAACCCGTTCTCAAAAATCTTTGCGGCCGCCTCATCAACCGACATAGCAGCACCAAACACATCGACACCCGCCATCGTTGGCATCATGCCGCACACCCCATCCAACCCGAACCCGCGAATATGCATCAAACGCTCTGGTGATATATCTCGCTGCTTGCCATTTTCCGTGTAGGTATACTGCAATCGGCCAGTATCCAACCGCTTTACCACCATATTCTGGGGTAATAGCGGAACAAGAGAGACAAGCTTGCTTCCTATGAAAAACTTTTCAACGAACGCATTGCCACGTAAACAGATACTCGCAACTACCAGCAGCATAAATCGCGATGGCGTCATTTCCGGATTGGGTCGGCGGCACAGAACCTGATAAGCCACATTGCCCTGAGCCAGTTTTCGTGAACCGTCAGGCTGACGCTCATAAATTTTCAGCGGTAGTGTTGAAACCGATTCGCTTAACAGCCGAACACACGCCCAGACCGCTGACAACCTCATGATTTTATCTGCTGTAACGGTTTTACCACTGCTACTGGTGCCGAACCATTCCTGCCAGAATGTCCCGTTCGTCAGGCTGATTGGTACACCCAGCCAATTTAAAAGGGCGCTTTTTACGCGCCCTGGTTGTTTATTCTTAGCCATCAGATACCCACTATGATCGGATCATCAAAAAAGCCCTCAACATCGCCATCATCAGGCTCATACCCTTCAGCAGCACCGAGCGCCATCGCTGAAGACACAATGCCATCAATGCGCCCCGTGCTTTTCTTCTTGGCAAATATGCGGTTTTCTTTTTGGTCTGCCTCAGTTACCGCAGATGCTGCATTCCAGCGCAGGCAGGGATTGGTTTTGATAATGATTGAGCAGTCATCCAGAGCTTGTTCAAACAGCTCTATGGAGTGTGGCATCCATAGCCCGGAATCCTGCGCTTTGTAATAGCCTTGTCCATGAGGAATAAGCGGAACGTAAACGGACGCCTGCTCCAGTTCAGGCTCAAGGTACTTGATTCGATATTGATCAAAAGCAATGGCCTGGATAAAAAACATCAGAGAGAGTTCGGCTATTCGTTCAGCAACAAAGCCATATTTAACAGCCTTACCTGGTGTCGTATGAATGAATCCCTTACGCTCCCAAGCGTCGTACGGAACACGGTCAGTTTTCGCCCTGTCTATCAATGTTTCTTTCGGTGTCCAGAACTCGACAAACAATTTCCGCTGTTTTGGAAAAAACAGAGCCAGAGACGTAAGGTCACGTGAGCCAGAAAGATCAAGACCGCCGTAGCATTCTTCCCCCCGCAACTCATCCAGATCGAAATCATCTTCGCATCCCATCCAGACATCACTGCTCATCCACGGATTATCGGCATCAACCCACTGACAGAAATTCAGACGCCTGACGATGCTTTCTTTCGATGGCATGCCACGCGCTTGTGTCACCTGTTCACGAAGATAGCGATCGGTGAATGTGTGTCCCAGCGACGGATTAGCCTTTTTCCAGCAGGCTTCGTCTTTAAAGGGATCTTCGCCCTCATCCAGCGAGCAAATAAACGAAAAGAAGCTGTCGTCCTCAATTGAACCATCAGCGACCTTGCGACCATATTCGTGATAGTCATAGCAAACGCTGGTTTTATCGTGCCCACTGTTTGTGATCATGAAAATCAATGCCTGCCGCCGCCCTTTCGTACCGGCACGCATCATCTCAACAACCTGATTGCTCTTATGTTCGTGGATTTCGTCAATCAAAGCACAGTGTGGACGTGGGCCAGACTGACCATCATCCGAACTGATAGGCCGGAAAAAAGAACCCGTCTGCAAAAAGGCCAGGTTCCACTCCTTCCCTGCGCCACCGGATTTATTAATTCGCTGCGCCAGTGCCGGAGACTGGTCAACCATCGCCACGGCGTCACGAAAGAGGATCATGGCCTGGTCTTTCTTCGTCGCAGCCGCATACACTTCAGCACGCGACTCTCTGTCAGCGACAAGGCAGTAAAGTGCTATGCCAGCGGCCAGCGGGGATTTACCTGAACCTTTTCCTGATTCCACATACGCCATGCGATAGCGGCGATAACTGTCAGCGTTCTTCCATCCGAAAATAGAACCGACGACAAAACATTGCCACGGCAACAAAATGAAGGGTTTCCCCTCATGCTCGCCGCCATTGAGCTTCAATACCTTTGCAAAAAAGTCGATAGCTCGCTGTGCGGCCTCTACATCCCATTTCAGTCCACGGGCATGACAGGATTCAAGATCGGCAAGATGCCTCTTGCAAGAATTTCGGATATCTGGCCCGGCAATTTCTTTGCCAGACGAAACGTCCATTGCGTACTGGGTTACAGGATCAACCGAAGAATTTTTCGAGCGGGTCGGCTTCTTTTTCTCCACCATCAACATGCACCTTAGACCGCGCCGCTGGCGTCAGGCCGAATTCCACTAAATAACTTTTGAAGCGGCGATCTGCGTCAGCCAACATAGCAACAGCAGGATTCGCCTTGATAAGAAACCCGCCATCGGTCTGAACCGTATACGTTCTTCCCTCATCAGCGATCGTGTTGCGCAGTTGAAGGATGTCAGCATAGATGTCACACAGTCGCTCCAGCGCAAAAACATCTGCTACCGTTAACACCCCCATGCCATCGAGCAGTACGGTCATTCGCCCCCAGGCTGTTTTACCCCAATCAGAAAGGTGAGCCGGAGGGCTGGGAATTTCACGTAATGGTTGTGGCTCTTTATCATTAAGTTTGCGTTTGCCCGGATTACCGGTCACCACTTTGAGGTGGGTCGGTTTCGGGCGTCGTCCTGCCATCGGAACCTCCCAGAAAAAAACTTTTCATTTCGCGGTTGTGCACAAAAATGACGGTGGTCGGTGTTCAAGAGCCCGCCCTATGACTCTCGACCCGCCCTCCCCTTCATGATGTTGAGAATCGTTATCATTTGTCTCTTTTGATATTCATTCTCATTTGAACCAATGCGAATTGCTATCCAGCGGTAAGCCATCCTCAGTACATCCGATGACCTTCCCACTCTTCTCCATTCGCTGCTTGGTTGAGTTGTGGTGTGGGTTACACAGCCCTTGCCAATTCTTTTTATCCCAGAACAAGCGCTGTGCAGTCGCCATTTCCGCAGGCGTCTTGGCATCATGCATCTTGTGAGGTTTGATGTGGTCAACAACCACGGCTGGCTCATATCGGCCAGCATCACGGCACATCACACAGAGCGGGTTAGTGCGGAGATATTCAAGCCGTGAGCGCTGCCACTTGCTGCCATAAGGTTTTAGTTTGCTCATAGCTAGCACCTTGTTGTAAGGATTGTAGAAACAAAAAGCCCCAGCAGATGCCAGGGCTAGAATGGAAGTAAGTATGAATCTAATCTTGTTTCAGCCTTGCGTATATCCAAACACTAACAGTGTTCTTACCATTGATTCCATGGAACATAAGCTTATGCTCATACCATTCGATCTCACCATCCTCTTCTCGTATTACGGATAGCGTTTTCTCTATGTCATCCTTTATGACATTAAAAAAATCATTACTGAGATTAGCATCATAAAGAGTACGCTCATATACCCCAACCCCACGCTCTGATTTTTTCACTGTCATCTAATTCCCGAGGATAAGCTGAATAATTGCAATAAGAGGATTACATTATCACAGGCACTCAGTGAATGCCTGCTGTAATGCCTTAACCTTCAATCACTGCGCCAGCAGGAATGTCATCAGCGTTTACACAGAACACTGGCATACCAGGTGATCGCTCATCTTCCACCGCAACGATATCATCTTCATCAAACCACTTTTCCTGCGCACGACCATCAGCCGCTTTGTAATGCACCTGATAGCCGTTGATGTGCCCTGAATACTCAGCGCGACCTTTTACATGGCCTACTTCGCCACTAATTCCGATTTCTACAACCTGATTAAGCTGAAACTTAAAAGACATTTTTACTCTCCGGTTATTGCGCCGTAGGCACGTTCACACGTCATTCCTGCTCTGTAAGCTGCGTCAGCCTCTGCTGCATACTCTCCCGCCGCTTTGTCAGATTCGCTAAGCAGCTCGGCAAGCAGTATTGCGGCCTCGGATTTTGCCGCGCTTGCTGCGACAACTGAGGAAATGCGGCCGGTTTCACTTGCTGCCAATTGCCGTTTGAGTTTTCCGATTGCTGACTGCAACCCGACAGCAGCAGACTGAGCGTTAACAGCATCAGTCTGCGCTTGTTCAATTTCACGCTGCGCATTAGTCGATATCGCATTGATCGCTTCCTGTCTGCGTCGTTCTTCCTGACGCTCATCAGATTGACGTTTTGCCAGCGCCTCAGCATCTGCTGTATTGCGCTGGTCCCACTTGTGTTGCCACGCAGCATTGGCATCATCCTGACCGGCTGTATATCGCCAGTGCGAGAATCCCAATATTAAAAAAGCCACCAGCACTACGAGCGCCAATGGCTTCCAGTATTTCAGTAGCAAGCTCGTCATGACAGAAACAGAGCACGCTCCGCCTCACGACGTCGAGTAAGCCCGGCTAGTTCTTTTCCACCAGCACGATTCCATTTCAGAAACTCGGCAGCAGCGCCAGATATATCATCGCCATTCAGCTTTTTCAGTAGCGTCGATGTAGAGAGCGAGCGATTACCCAGGTTGTACGCAAACGATACCAGCGCATCAAACTGATTCTGATTGATGCTCACCTTCGCCAGTTGGTTCACCGCCTGCTCGTACTGCACAACGCCAGTTTTTAGTAGCCGATCGGCAGTAACTGCATCTATCGTCATTCCGCGACGGATAGGTTTTCCATCGACCGGCTGCGTCCACCCATAGCCAATTGTCCACACGCCCACGCTGTCTTGGTACGCTGACAGTTCGCAACCCTCAAACTGTTTAATCAGATTGATTCCGTTAGCGCTGATCTGCATTGTCTACCCCCGCTCCAGTTTTGTTACCGACTACGCGACGCAAAATAGAGCTGATGTAATCAATACCGAGAAAGCCGATGAACACGCTGCCCATTGATGCCAGGCTTGAATCCCAACCCAGCGCTGACAGCCCATCATTGATGTAATAAGCCACCAGTGAGCACATAGCAGCATCAAGCAATCGCCGTGACCAACTGTCGCGGCCAACGTATGCTGCTCGCAAAAGTGCCATGATTGCGGCAGCAACTGAGTAACCGACTTCTTTCTGTGTAAACCACGCAATAATTTGCGCCCACATGTCGGGGTTTTTGTCTGGCATCTTCATAGTCTCCACCTCCCGTTTGGTCGGCGCTGTGTGTGATTAAAAAAGGTGAAAATAAATGTTGTATCATAACCGATTATCGGTTATATTGAATTCATCGAAACGAGATTGAGGGATTCAAAATGAAACTGTTCCACGGCTCATACAGCAACGTAGCTCCAGTAATCAAAGTTGGCGCTTTTGCGATGTCAGGCGACAACGTTTTTGATGGTATCTTCGCTAGTGCTGATTTTGATGCTGCGGATTCTCACGGAAGCTTCGTTCATGCATACAACGTGGAAAATATCACCGACAGTTCAGCTCTGAATGCCCGTATTGATGAAGTAATTGAGTTTCTGAGCAGCGAAATTGAAGCCGATGAGGAAACTATCGAAGAAATTGCGAACGCCATCGCTGATGATGAGTGTGATGATTCATTCGCTGAATTTCTGTCCCCTCGCTCTGCAACTGAAGACGCAGGCTGGGAAATGCAACGCCTGCGTGGTCGCGTAGCTGCTCACCTCGGTTTCGATGCCGTAGAAATGGACGACGAGCACGGCACTAGCTATCTCATCGTTAATCCTGCAATCATCGCGGAGTAAATCATGCTATTGATCGAATACATCAATCTGTATTTCGGCGGCAATCAAGCCGCCTTTGCCCGTCATATGGGTGTGCGCCCACAAAAAGTTCAGGACTGGCTTAATGCAGAATGGATCGTCGTTGACAGCAAGCTTTGCTCTGTGCGCCGCGAGATTCCGACGATAAAATAAGAAGCACCCTCTTACTGCCGCGCAGGCAGCTTCATTTAAAATAGAGGGCGCTATGAACATCACAAACTACATTGCCCCAGCTCTAATCGGCTGGGCGAATCACTCATTTAAACGGGTTTCAACGTGGATCACTGTGTATGAGTCAATCATTACAGCTAAGCCATTCGATGAAAAAACTCGTCGCAACAAACTTACAATGCTTCGCACAATAAATTCACTGATCGGCAATATCCCAATGCGCAGCGTTCAGCCACAACATATCGTTACCGTGCTGAGTTTTTATATTGAGCAAAACAAAAACAGGTCAGCGCAAATATGCCATTTTCTTCTTACCGATCTATTCAGAGAAGCTGAGTACAACGGCTGGGTTTATAAAAACCCGGTGACGTCAGTGCTAAAACCCGAGGCGCTGGTAAGGCGGGAAAAACTAACACTTTCAGAATGGCGCAGCATCTATAACGCAGCGCTCTGTGTCTGCCCCGTCTATTTTCATCATGCAATGCGACTGGCCATCGTCACCGCCCAACGTAGACGGGATATTTCCGACATGACGCGCGCACAAGTTTTCGATGAACATTTACACATCGAACAGCAAAAAACAGGAGCGAAAATAGCGATCCCGACAGCATTAACGCTTGAGATTGCTGAAATATCACTACGGGACGCTCTCAATGATTGTCCGGGAAGTAGCTACATGCTCCATTCGCGCAGAATATCGCCGCACTCACTAACAACGTGGTTTCAGATTGCGCGTGATACCGCATTTGAAAAAGAACACTGGACGGGAGCGCCGCCAACGTTTCACGAACAGCGTTCATTAGCTGAGCGACTCTATCGTGATCAGGGAATTGATACGCGAAGATTGCTGGGCCACAAATACCAACGCACAACCGATCAATACAATAATGATTACGGAAAGGAATGGCGGCGGCTAGTCATCTAGCTCGATCACATCCTGACGTTCCGTCATGAAGTCAGCATCAGCGCTTTCTTCTTGTAGGAACGAATGCCAGTCGCAGGGTTGTTGTGTGTTTTCATCGCTCATGCAACCCCCCTCGGTTCCATAAAGAAACCCGCACTGATAGCGGGTTTCTTGTTTTTTGTTGCCGCCAATTAAATTTATGGCAGCATATCAAATCAACGTTAAATTTAGCTTAATTTGTTCGGTTTTGCAATGATTGCGCGTCGATTTGTTTTAAACGTGATTCATTTCTCTTTTTAATAATTGTGTTAAGTGAGTCGCTATCTAACTCGGAAACTATCTCAGTTAAACCGTCCCAGTGATTCTTGTAATTCTCTGACCACGTCGAGCGGCTAACGCCTGACAATTTCGCTAATTCACTATCGTTATACTCGCGAGAAACGAATACGCAGCCGCATGTTGCTGCGTAGCGCTGAACAACCAGCCAGATGAGTGATTCAATACGGCGGCGTACTTTATCTGTAGTTTTCTTCCATGTCAGAGTTGGCTTGTATTCGTTCCAAACGTGCAGGCAGATTGCTTTCTGATACTCATAGTTCAAGTCGTTGCCGTAGCAGTAACGAACCCATGCCGTATGATGTGGTTCTAATTCATTGACAGCACGACGCCATGACGCTGTTCCATATGTGATGGGGTCAATCGGTGGAGCGGGTCTTTTTCTGCTTCGGGTTTCAGGGCAGTGCATCGCGTCTGTTGTGGCACAAACATTACGGTCGTCTAGAGCAACGACTCGCTTACGCTGGCGCGGGTATTTTGTCGTTCTGATAGCCCCTACGCCTGCCCCGCTTGTGCTGGTTCTCTGTATGTCAGCTAGTGCTGTACTCACACAGCCGCGCAGGTATTCCAAATATTGCTGGTTCATCGTTATGCCCTCTTCCGATCGATAACTATCGCGCCGATGCCCAGCGCATAATCTAGAAAACGGAACAACAGCCCTATCTGACTGCCGTGCTCCGCCTCCCATGCGTTCATGTCTCTGTGTAGTGAGTCGTGGCAGATGCGGCACAGCGGGATAACAAACAGGTCGTGTGCCTTTGTTCCCATGCCGCCTTGTCCGTGACCAATAATGTGGTGCGGGTCGTCTGAGCGTTCGCCACATGCGCAGCACGCCTGCATTTTTACCCATCGTGTGTATTTTTCGTGTTCCCAGCGTTTCAGCTTTGGACGTAGCATGAAGCCCGCCGCAGGCTCTGAATCAATAGCCAGCTTCAGGATGGGTTGGATTTTCCCGACGCGGTTTTCGATAATCTCTTTCGCCGGGACTACATGCTCACAAATGAGGTCACGTTCATTCTGTGGGCCTGGCTGTTCTGTGATAATCGGCATACGAAGTGCGGCGCGGATTGCGTCACGCGGGAGTAAATCTGAAACATTGTGCAGAATAGACCACCAGCTAATCTCCGGTTCTGTCATCTGGTGACCTTCGGGAAATAAAAACCAATGACGAGCCGAATAGACGACATAGTTAGCAATATTTTGTGCTACGTGGACTCGAACCATATCAGGATTTTCACGTAGCTCATTATCGTGATGCCAGCACAAGCGGATCGCACCAATGCCATTTTCAAGAATTGTTATCTCTTCGTGGTGATAGTCACCGTGCCACTGACAACCAATTCCCTGTTTCAGCCATGCCACCAGCGCATTTTTTCCACCAGCAGCGTTAAAAACCCTCTCATGCGTCAGAAAACCCATCCACTTTTCGTTAATCAATGGCTGTTCTGTTTGCAGTACGCCGGATGGTTTGTCTTTCATGTCGTGCGTAGCAGAGGCCACAACAATCCGCTGACGGAACAGAGACAACTTGTCGCGACCAGGCCGCAGGATGACTTGCCCCAGTTCAGGGACAACAACAGGATTCAGCAGCATTCTCATTGAACACCGCCGCGATGAAATGTTTGTTCGTAAACGTCGCGCCCTTCTGTCAGCAGGTCGTTGAAATCCCCGCTTTTAGGCCAACGGACAGATACACGCTGAATGTCGTTTTTTGCCTTCAAGTTCGCCTCAGCACACGCGAACGCAGCCGCGTGGCCCGTTGCGTTGTTGTCCATGTCAGCAAAAATAATCAAGTGCGTTACACCACGAGGGGCAAGGAACTTCTTCATGAAGGCTGAATTCATCACTGACCATGTGTTACAGCCTGTGATTTGATGGCATGACAGCGCGTTTTCGATGCCCTCTGAGATACCCAGCGTTGTTGCGACTGGGAACATGCGAATTGCAACTGATCGGGCATGCTCAAGATAGCTTTCCGATTGCAGCTTCATCAGACGTTTCTGTGATTGTCCTATGTCTGCTTTTTTATCGCCGTCCAACAACGTGCGGTGCAGATAGCACAGATTCCCTTTATCGTCGGTAGCGAGTGAGTAAATGGCCTGGAATATTTCCCCCATCGCTCGCTGACTATCGCAGTAACGGATAGCGTCACTGGGTAGGTTTGTTATGCCACGATTAAACAGATACTGAGCGGCTGGCGTTCCACGCAGATGTGCCAGCGTAGGAAATTTGCGGATAACTTTTTCACGATGAGCCTGCGGGGCGCTTTTCGGCGCTGGGGCTTGTTGTTCGTCACGGACGTAAACATTACCGATTAAGCGATCGACTTCAGGTGCCAGCGTGGCGAAATCTTTCCCCGTTGAGTGAGTCAGTAATGACCAGCCGTCACCAGAGCCGCAGACACATACCCACGTTCCAGCGCCTTCTTTATCATCAATGCGCAGCTTTCCTTTCTTGCCGCACATAGGACATTCGCCCTTGAAATGGTTTTTCCCTGTAACAGGAGGTAATCCGTAGTACTCAAAAATCTGAGGCCATTTGCCAATAGCCGCTTGTGACGTTTTCATGCTGCTTTTCCTTCTGATTTGGCTTGGCCTTTTGCGTAGGCAATGCGTAGTGATTTGATGTAGTTCATGACTTCCGGTGAAGTCTCTTGAGGGGTGCGGTGCAGGTCTTTGGGCCAGACACCAAATTTCTTGCGGTATGTGTGAGAGCACCAACCGTCACTGACGGGTTTTCCCTGCGTGCTGCGGATGCGCTGATAGAACAGAATCTGTGACCACCACGCCTGTTTCATTTCAGCGGTGTGTTTTTCTTTCGTCTTACTGACTTTGGCTAGGCCACGGCTGCGGTCGGTTTCCACGTCTTCACCAGACAGGGGCTTAAATCCGCATTTAGGGCAGATATAAATTCCGGCAGGCTTCACGAAATGGCAGGATGGGCACTCCTTCGGCAAGCGCTCTGCCTGGTCTGGTTTTGACGTGTTAACTGGTGCATCTTCCATACCGTCAGAGCTGGATAGCAGACCGTCATACTCAATGTCGTCTGGATAACCCAATTTATGAACCGTGCCGGAGTGATCGAATATCAGGCAGTGGTCTTTGTCTGGGGCAGAACGGAGGCCGCGCCCTAGGCACTGAATCCAGCGAATCTCTGATTTTGTGGGGCGAGCGTAGATGATGCAGCGCACGTCACTGTCAAACCCAGCAACCAACACACCGACGTTAACGATAACTTTCGTGATGCCTTGCTCAAATCTGCGAATGGTTAGCTGGCGTTCGTCGTGCGGGGTTTTTGCCGTCATGATTTCAGCCGACACGCCCAGGCGGTTAAATTCAATTGCCACGAAATTGGCATGAGCCACATCGACACAGAAACATACCGTTTGGCGGTTTTGACCGTTCTCCAGCCAGTTCTGAACGATGTCGGCAGTCAGCTTGGCGTCACTCATGACGTGAGATAACTGGGTTTCGTTGTAGTCAGAACCGTAATCGCTATTACTGACGGTTTTAATCTTGCTCAGGTCAGGTGTTGATGGGGCGTAAAATTCGTATTTGCTCAGTGCGCCGATTTCGATCAGTTCTTTCATCGTCGTCGGCTTGATCAACTTCTGATAGTAATTACCGAGGAATTTAGCGAATGGCGTACCGGACAACCCGATCACTTTCGTCGCAGTGTTCTTTGTCAGATGATCTATGGTTTTCAGAATCGTTTTGCGCTTCAGATGTGCTTCATCGATAAACAGCAGGTCGATATTGTCGGGGAATTCACGACGAATCAGCGTATCAGCGGACGCTATCTGAATCAGACGCGTCGGGTCATACGCCGGATGATCACACCATACGTAACCGATCTCTTCCGCAGGCAGGCCGTATTCAACAAAACGCGTTGCCGTTTGGTCTAACAGCACAGTGTACGGAGCCACAAACATTACGCGCAGATTGCGGGAAATCAGGCCGTCAGTGATGAATGCCGCCAGTCCGGTTTTGCCGCTGCCCACCGGGCTGTAAATCATGAAGCTGGCATAAGTCTTCCAGTTTGCTCGCAGTGCGTTCAATCCACGTCCCTGCGCTAAATTTGGCGTAATGTTCAGCATTTTCTGTTTTTCACTCCGCTACTGTATAAATAAACATGTCCGGCAATTCACTGATCGATCCCTTTAGATCATCTCTCTTTGGTAGTGCCTTCCCTTCCCTCACACCCTGCCCCGATCTCCCCCCTTTCCCCCCTCTTACCCCTTCCCTCTCCCCCGCATAAAAAAACACCAGATGAAAAATTCATGCTGCAATCCTCGCGTCTTGTGCCAGTGGCGGCGGTGATGCAAATCCCTGACTGGCCCGTGAATACCGCTCGACGTACAACCGCAGGCGTGTGTTTGCTGCGTATCGGCCTGCGTTTTCCTGACGGAACGAAACCGGTTCAGCGTCGTGGGCTTCGCGGTATGCATCCGCGTAGGCATACGCGATTTTCTCCCGCTGCACGCGGGGTAACTTTCCCAACATTTCCTGAATCCAAGCGGCATCCTCGCGGCAATACACGGATGGCATAACAGGTTTCACATAGTTGAATGTGTCCATCTGGCACCTCTATAAATCAAATAGTTGTGTGATTAAGGCAGATGGCCATCTGAGTTATTCTCGTTTGACGCGGTGGCGACCAAACAGCGAGAGGATTGAACGGATTTCGGCTTCACGTGCAGCCAGATGCTTGTTATGCAGGCTCATGATTTCCCGTGATTCGTCTTCATCAATCACGCCGTCTTCAATCGCCTTCTGAATCATCTGATCGACTTGCCCGCGCTGGGCAGCGGTGTGCACAGAGCGGCTGTACAGCTCAACACGATCAAGGTCATCAAACGTAGGAACATCCACCAGCAATGCGCCGCGACGTTGCGCGAAATATTCGGCCAGCAGTGATGTGCCGGAAATGTCTTCCATCGCTTCCAGTTCATGAAGCTCAAAAAAACGACAACCGTTTTTCTCGTAAAGATTGTTGTTGAACTGCATCAGCGACATGCCCAGCGCACCAGACATTGCAGAACGTCCACCCGGGTACGCCTTGCACATCGCTTTTATCGTTTCTTTGATGTCTACCATCACGGTTTACCTTTGGTAGTTACTGTTACGCTGCTGACGAGTTAATCTTTCCGCACGGAAACGGACGTAACTCTTCCGCTTCAACACTGCCGTCTGGCAGGTGGGTAACAAATATTTTTCGGCCAGTTCGGACGGCCTTACTGATTGCGGTCTGGTGAACACCGATTGCATCAGCAGCTTTCGCTTGACCGTTCTCCCTGACGAAATCAGCGAGAGTTTGTTTCTGCATTTTTGGGCTCCTGAACTCACTTACAAATTAATAATACCGAAAGTATTAAATAAATCAATACTTGCGGTATTTCATTTTTTAATAACTACGGTATTAGAATTCAAGGATGGAAAAGAAGAAGCCACTGACCACGGAACAGCTAGAGGATGCTAAGCGTCTTAAGGCTTTGTACGAGTCGAAGAAAAAGTCATTAGGCGTGACCCAGCAGCAAATAGCCGATGAGTTAGATATTACTCAGGGAGCTGTGGGTCATTACCTGAACGGAAGAAATGCACTAAACGTTGCTGTTGCATCAATTTTTGCAAAAACCCTACAGGTTCCAATATCTGATTTCAGCCCAGCACTGGCATCAGATGCATCATCATATGCATCTACAGCTGACGCGAACGTCACATATGCCGGCCCCTATGAACCTGGCGCAGGTAGAAGTTATCCAGTAATAAGTCTGGTGAAGGCTGGCGCATGGGATGATGCAGATGAATTACTAACACTCGATCAAATTGATGAATGGTATGAGTCTGACGTAAAGATTATGGGGCAAGCATTCTGGTTGCGCGTTGAAGGGGTATCAATGACAGCCCCAACAGGAATAAGCGTTCCTGATGGGACGCTGGTTTTGTTTGATACCGGACGTGAAGCCGTTAACGGAAATTTGGTGGTTGCTAAACTAGATAGCGATAACAAAGCAACATTCAAGCAGTATCTTGAGGATTCAGGAATAAGGATGCTTAAGGCACTTAACCCTGTATGGCCACCAATACAGATAAACGGAAATTGCAGAATCATCGCTGTAGCTGTTCAAACTATGATGAGGTTGGTTTAATGGCAAGTGAGCATGGCTTTGAATTGATCAATCTAAACAATTTAATTTTATACTTCTCTCATAAAGGTGTCGCGCTTCATTGCCCCCTTTGTGGCTCATCTGATTTATCTGTACAACAGGTAAGCGCAAACGTAGGAATGCATATAGGTATGCGGCTTGGTTCCTATGTGAATGTATTTAAAAAAGAAAGTATATATTCACCTAACGCGGATCAATATTATCTTTCCATGGTCTGTAAAAAATGTAGCAACACAATAAACATAGACGCCTTGCCTATATTGGCATGGGTGAAGGAAAATACGGCGGTCGCAATAGGTGAAAAAAATGCCAACACCTGATAACGTAATACCATTCAATGGTGATATTCCTACTGGCGGCGGCGGAGGTGATGACATGCTTGAAGTAAGAGTTGCAAAACTTGAAGCCAATGTCGAAGACATTAAAGCAAACCTTGCAGAGGCCAGAGCTGATATCCGCTCTCTGCGAGAAAGCTCGGCGAAAACGTCTCGCGATGTCGCAGTGATTCTACAGAAGCAGCTTGATATAGATGAAAAACTATCTAAAAAACCGAGCGTTAGTGATATGACTGCGGCAATTACATCCGCAGTAAATAAGCAGATCATCTGGACAATAGTTACTGCGATAAGTGTCGCCGGCCTATCACTGGCAGCAGCAAGATTACTTTTCTAAATCCCTAAAGCACAGATGACCTTATCCCGCTACGGCGGGATTTTTTTCGCCCGTAGTTTATGCGGCGCACAATCAAACCGTACCCATCTAAAAAATAAATTCACTTTAAAAACAACATAATATTATCTGCGGTATTTATTTTAATACCTTAAGTATTGCTATAATTTAATACCTGCGGTACTTTTAATCACAGAGAACGTGACCGCTTAGACCCCCAGTACTGCAAAACTGGGGCGAGTGCGAGGGGTGCAGGGGTAGTGAGAGCTACGTCGTGACCAGAGCAAAGGAGAAGTAAACAACTACAGGAGATAAGCCAATGCACAACTAACGCGGATAGACCGCAATCAATACCTGATTGATCTCAGGTGGCGCGACGACGGTGTTACAGGTCGGGTTCCCACGGCGACGTAGTGAGGGAAAGGAGGCGTAATGCATCACTTAGTTACGGGTGGCGTCCGATTTAACGCGTAAGCAGCCTAAAAATTAGCGGATTTACCCTGCCTCAGCCAGTTCTGGGAGGTAGGCATAAAACCACTGAATGAGAATAAAGCGATGACAACTGAAAGGTTTGTACCGGATGAGAAAACATTACGTGATCTGGCTGTGCTGAATCATCTGTTAAGCAAGCCAACAGGTAATGCTGAAAGAGATGCGAAAAATGCGGCACAGGTTCAACGATACCGTGCCGCTATTCGTGAAGGGAAGATTATTTACCTATCTGCCCTTCCTGATTGTGACATCGTTCAACAAGCGCGATCAGAGCTTGCGCAGGCCGCGAGGCTTTCCTAAGACCTGACATAGCAGATCGTGAAGCCTCTCAAGCTCCTCTCTTGACGCTAACCATGCTTCAGTCATTTCAAGCTCGCTTGCAGGTATTTTTTCGCCGTCTTTGCCTGCGGGCTGGACATGGCTGCACATTTCATACAATCCATCGATATCACTTTGAACAATGTGTGTAGCGAAATAACGCTTCAGGGTTGTTGACATTTTATCCTCCTTGCTGCTGGGGCTAAGAGGATAGCACGGCTGGGCGTGGGTAAATATCCCAGCACATCAAGCGAGGCTTCATACCCTGCGCCCACAATCATTACGGGCGCATGAATGAAATATCTACCACCAGCAGTTGAGGTCATTATGAAAATCAACAAAAAGAAACTTAATGAAGCACGCGAAATTGCTAAACAAGCAGTCGCACTGCACTGCAACGCAAGATGGTGGTTGGCGATGAATCACCTTAAACGAGCGTATGGACGCATCAGCACAGTAATTTAAACCACCAGCAATTCTCTAATTATCTAAACAAACGAGGTAACAAATGAATATCAATGAAATGACTATCGGACAGGCTAAAGAATTGGCGGCACTGTTCGGCGGCGTTAAGTCTGAATCATCATCCCCCATCGAAAATGGCGCTCGCTATATCGTCACACTGCAACGTGGTTGGATTGTGGTTGGTGATGTAACCAAATCTGGCGATTACCTCAGTATCACTAACGCCTCTGTTATTGAGCGCTGGGGAACCTCTGAGGGTTTGGGTCAACTGGCAATATCAGGACCCACTGATGATACGCGACTACGTAAAACATCAGACCTGCTCACTCATGAATTGACCGTTATTCACCTGATGCGCGTTCAAAATAACAAATTGTGAGGTCATAAATGGCGATCAAAATCTGTGACGCCGAATCTGTGACGCTAACAGCTACGCGATCGGGCTACGGCAACGGCGACGGCAACGGCGACGGCGACGGCTACGGCAACGGCGACGGCAACGGCGACGGCTACGGCTACGGCGACGGCTACGGCAACGGCGACGGCAACGGCGACGGCTACGGCTACGGCGACGGCTACGGCAACGGCTACGGCAACGGCAACGGCTAATCTTATAATCCCCCAATTTCGCCTTCACCAGGGCATAACCGGGCGCGGCTTCGCGTCGCCGGATTCGTAACCGGCACACAACAGGTAAGGGCATTGACGGTTTTTCACCTCGGCATTCCATTTGAACGAGTGCCGTGGCCAGATGTGCCCTTTCCGTTGTGGTAATACCGCCGCAACACCCTTGTATCTCTTGGCGGTCAACCGATCTTCTAACCAACTTACGGAGGCGAAGATAGTGTTCCGAGTGCGGTTGATCGCCCCTTTTACAGAGAGAAATAACCATGTCTGAAAATGCTGAAAGTAAATGCACTAATTTCAGCCAACAGATCGCCTACATCAATAAAGGCACTCTGGATGCTGAACTAACCGAAACGCTCGCAATGATTATTCAAGCTGTTCGGGAAACCCGCAAAAAAGGCTCCGTGACACTGACACTGAGCGTAGAAATGCTGAACACTCGTACAGACGATCAGATGAAAGTGACGCCGGACATCAAATTCAACAAACCAAAATTGGACTTGGCCGATACCGTCATGTTTTCTACGGCGGATGGCGACCTGCTACGCGATGACCCTGACCAAGTGCAGTTGGATTTAAAGGTTATCGAAACAAAAAGTAATGCCGCGCCAATCAGGCTGCAATCCAACAGCTAATTTCCTCAATTAGCCCTCCCCCTTCAAAAAGGAAAAACCTCATGTCATCACAAGTTGTTGACGGCTCTGCCGTGTCTGAAATTCGTAATCTGGCTATTACAGCACACACCCCAAATACCTACATTCCGACCGCTGTAGTGCCGGATAATCACTCTGTTGAGTCACTTGAAGATTATCAGTTAACCCCTTCCCTGATTCGTCAGAACGTTAATCTGATCTCCATTTCATCACTCATCGCCTACGTTAAAAAATACGAAGACCCGCGCACGGCAATTTTTGCTGATAACACCAAAACGAAGGTAGTTGCCGTTCTGGATTATCACAAATCCCCAGACCTGCCGGAATGGGGAAAACATAAGGCTGTCTACGATTGCCCATTCTCGAAAGAGTGGCTGGTGTGGACTGTATTCGACGGTAAAGCGCGGACGCAGATCGATTTCGGTGAATTTATCGAAAACCATATCAGCGACATTGCAGCGGTCAGCGATACCTACGCTGGGCCGTCTGGTGTAGAACTGCTCGAAATGGTTCTGGCATTCCAGGAAACACGCAAGTCTGAGTTCAAGTCTGTTAAACGCCTGCATGACGGTACAACGCAGTTTGCGTATTCAGATGACAAATCAGGCGGCGGCAATACTCAATTGCCGGAAAAAATCAGTCTCGCTATCGCGCCGTTCCACAATGGCAACACTTATCAGGTTGATGCCCGATTCCGCTACCGCATTAAAGAAGGTCAGTTAATTCTTTGGTACGAGCTGATCGACCCTGAAAAGATCGTCGAACACGCATTCAGTGAAATCGTTACTGAACTGCAAACCGCATTCGAAAACGTCCCGATTTACGAAGGTTCTATCTAACCCACCCTAAGTAAGTGAATCCTTATGCGCGGCCTGTGCTGCGCATAGTGAAGCATTTACCCGACACAGGAATGAATAATATGGCGACATTAAATCAACGCTATGCCAGCAAAGAAACTGGTATCACGGTTAGAAAAACCCACCTCGTCCCAATCTCCGAAATTTATGCCGAGGACGGGTATAACGTCCGAGAACTGGACCCAGCACACGTAACTGAGTTCAAAGATGCGTTTATTGCTGGGGAATATATTCCGCCGTTAGCTGTAGAAGTTACTGAGCACGGCGTTAAGGTGATTGACGGTCACCACCGTTTTGCTGGCGCTAAAGCAGCAAATGCAGCTGGTCATGAAATTCTACGGCTTGAATGTAAGGATTTCGTCGGGACAGAAGCCGATAAAATCGCGTTCATGGTTACCAGCTCTCAAGGGCTGGCGCTAACACCACTGGAGCGTGGGGCGGCATATCACCGCTTATATAATCAGGGCTGGTCAAACGCTCAGATTGCAGCAAAAGTGAAGCGGTCTGAATCCGACATTATTCAGCACCTTCAGTTACATCAAGACTGCTCACCGTATTTAAAAAGCCTCGTCCACTCTGGCTCTCTGAATTACGCGCTAGCTATCGATATCAATCGCGAGCACGGTGTTTATGCCGATAAAGTGGCATCCGCTTTAATGGAGAAGGCGGAAGCTGCTGGCAAAAAGAAAATAACAAAATCCATCGCTAAGCCGCAATTTCCAGCAGCAAAAATCAAACGGCTCATCGAGCTAATTTATAGGTCTGCTCCAATAGTTAGTGAGGGGAGTAGCAGGGATTATTTGCTCCTGCCTGTAGGTGTTAAAGATGAAGTGGTGCGCATTCTGGACGAGTTTAAAAAATACAGCGAGGGCGAGAATGCAACTGAACATCAGCCAGAATAAAGCACCCCTCTGGATTTCAGAAAAGGCAACCGTCCTTTTAAAGCAAGTAAGCTCTGGTCGAGTTATTCCCCACCGCACTCACGGTAAAAAATATCAGACGTTACGAGTTAATAAACGCTGGCGTCTGTTGTGTCGTGATGGCACGAGTTGGGAGCTACTCACTCACAACGATTACAACAACCTGATCGACAAATAACGAGCCTCGCCACCAGCGAGGCTTTTTTATTGGAGGTTTTATGCGTCACATCATCAGGGGTGAATTAACCCCAGCAGAACGCGAAGCGGCTATCGAAGCCCTTAACAGCCACCAGCAGCGATACGGCAATTACGCTAGACCGAAAACTAGTTCTACATACCGCGTAAAAATAGATGGTCGTATTGTTCCCGTTGAGATCGTCAATAGAAACGCCTCTTACGTCGCTACTGTAATGAACGGTCATCGTTCTCTGCAAAAGATGTGCGGGGTACCAGCATGATTACACAGCGCCAAATGGAAATATTGCAGCACACGCTGGGAATTAACGAATCGCGCAGAGAGCCATACCGTAATTATTACGTTGCGGGGCCACAGCATTATGCAAACAACGATTTGGAAACTCTCATCAGCGCTGGAATGATGACCAAATCACCAGCCCCTAAATTCTGCCGTGATGGCGATGTTGTTTATTCATGTACTGATGTTGGTCGTGATGTCGCTATATCCTCCCTTCCTCCTCCACCTAAACCGACACGTTATAGCGAATATTTGGATGCCGATTCATGCATGTCGTTCAGTGAATGGCTGCTTGGTTGTAAAACACCAGAAATTGAATATCGCAGTGATGGCAAGTGCCGGATGTTTCGCAAATCGTATGACTCTGCTTATGGCTATGCACGGCGTGAAATAGAGGGCGAGTGGAGTGATACCAAAAAAGCAGCAAAGGCCAGCTACAAAGAAGCGCTGAATTGGAAACGCAACTGCGCGGAGGTGGGGTGTGAGTGAATTAATTAAACCGACAAAGAAAGGCCGGCACGACGGCATTGTTGAATATCTAACGTCAGACGATTGCCGCTTTCTGGTTATGCGCGGTGATCACACTGAGGCTGACATTATTCAGGCCGCTGTAAACCAAAACATTATTGATAGCGATTATGCAGAGGCTTGGTCTCGCGCTGCTCGATATTACCAGTCTTGGTACAAAACAAGCCCTCTTGGTGGGCAGGAAGGTTACGCAAACTGGCATCATCCGCGCGATACGCCGTGTCGTGGTGCTTATTTCGCATCAACGCTCTGCTGGGATTAAGGACTAAATAACATGAATACTTTGACGAATGAGGTAGGGGCCGAAAAAATCAGCTCCACCAGCAAAGGCGATACTTTCGAAGTATGGTTAGGGGCCAATAGATACCATTACCGTACTGACGGGTATGTGCGGCTAATGAAAGAAGGGCAAAATCACGCATACCCCGCGCGTGTTCCGAGCGATTCCATTAAGGCAGCGTTGGCCTATATCGTAGCGGCGGAAAAGCGCGCTGACGCAGCAGAATCACAACTGGCAGAGCTGCGGGGGCAAGAGCCTGTCGAGTACAAAATTGTCGATCCGTTTGGTGAAATCACTCTGCGCTGCGAAAAATGCGAAGCGGATATGTATTCGGAAATGGATACGTGGTCAGTTACACCACTCTATGCCGCACCCGTTCCACTAGTCGCAAGTCAGCCAAGCGAAATGCGCGAAACGCTGTACAGAATTGCCAATCATATCGCGAGTGCAAAAGGTGGAATGCCGGAAGAATGGCATGATTGGGCTGATGAACTTGAAACCGATATCCGCCGCGTTTCGTATGCAGCAAGCCAGACAGTGAACAGTGAGACGATAGAATGCTGGTCATGCAAAAAGGCGCTGACACTACAGCAACGCTTAGAGGCTGATGGCATGTGTCCACACTGCGATGCGGAAATTGAATTGGAGAGCGACGCATCAGCAAGCCAGCCGATTAAGGCTGAAATTTACGAGTTAGTTGCACAGGCATGGAAACTGATACCGCAGAGCGATGATTTAGCTACCGCAGCATGGCATTCTGCCGCCTCCGTTTTTCTGCGTGGCTATCCGCGAAACCTGACGTGCCAGCCGTCCTATCGTGACGGCATCGAAGCCGCTGCTAATTGGATAGATACGCAGCGCGAGGCATTCGATAACGAGCACGGATGGCATGACCCTGATACTGGCACGTTTGAGTTCGGCAACGATGCCCAACTGGAGCATTCCAGCACGTTAGCAGAGTTGTCCAAAGGTATCCGATCACTGCATCCAAGTGCAAGCCAGCCTTACACGGTGCCAGATGAGCGCGCAGCCTATGAAGTGTTTATCGCTAAGCGTCTGGGTGACAGCATCGACACACGGCGCGCCAAGAATGGAGACCCCGAAAACCCCGATTATATGGCGTGGGATATGACTGTTGGCTGGATTTCATGGCAGGGGCGCGCCGCGATGCTCCAGACTCCTTCCGTTCAGCCAGCAGTCGTAACAGCAGAACACCGGCGTGTTATCGGGTTGCTGCTAGAGGTTTGCGGGGCTGCGTTCGAGCTCGCTGATGATGCCATACATCAAGCGAAATATGTTTCAGCTATCTGGCAGCGACTACTGGCACCCCACCAGCAATAGGGAGCGCGAATGAACACAATGTTTTTACTGATGGCTGAATTTAATACAGCGACAATCCCGCTATCATCTATTGCTGAACGATACCTGGGAATGAAGCCAGCTACAGCAGATAAGAAAGCTGGGGCGGGTGACCTTCCCATTCCCACGTTCAGATTAGGAGACACGCAAAAAGCCCCGAGAATGGTTCACGTTAAAGACTTGGCTGATTTTATCGACAGTCGGAGAATTGAGGCGCAAAGAGAATTGCGCCACTGTTCATCATGAGCGTTGCTTTTTCAGTTCGTCAAACCTTTCATGCAGGTTTTTGGGGTAAAGCTCCCTATAAACCTGCCAGAGCACATTCAAAGATCGATGCCCAGTAACTTGGGCAACCTCTTCAATACTAAACCCCGCTTCAAAAAGACGGCTGGCCCCCTCTCTCCTCAAATCATGATAGCGTAGGTCTTCTATTCCCAGCGCCGATCTCACACGCTGAAAACCCGCAGTAACGGATTTCGCTGCGTAGGGGAAAATGAGAACAGATTTTTTCGGCTGGCGCTGCACAATATCCCAAGCCTCACCAAGCAGCGGAACCATCATGTGGTTGCCGTCTTTCTTGCGAGGGTCCTTTCTGTCACGGACCAGTACAGCCTTTTGCTTTTCGTCTATATCATCCCAGCGAATTCGACACACCTCTCCTATCCGCATGCACGATAATATTGAAAAATTGAGAATGTCCACAAACGGTATCGCTGCTGATCGATGCTCCTGTCGCGCCCTAAGCCCTTCCTCAAGCATTGCTAACTCATCGGACGCAGGGCGGCGGCTCCGGCGTTGTGATTTACCCACAAGCCCCATGTTTACTAAAATTACTCGCGCATATGGTACAGGATTTTCTGTGTAGTTAATCCCAAAAATCGGTTTAGCTGATGCCAGCACTGAAGATAAGTAGCTCAAATCGTGTGAAACAGTTGCAGGGCCAGCTCCAGCCCCAGCACGCAACCGACCATGCTCAACAACATCACTAACGGACAAATCGGAAAGTTTTATTTCTGCGATATCACAATCCACCAGCATATTGAGTACATAATTTTTTGTACGCCCAGCTTTCCCACCCAAGTCTGGGTCGTTGATGTATTTCATCAGCAGTTGCCGCACAATGATTTTGCTAGCATCTGAATCTGACGGGACACCGGCCTCTTCAAGCTCAGCCGATCGGCGTGCCCCCCAAGACTTGGCCTGTGCCAACTTCCCAAAGGTTTTACTTTCTCTATGAAGATGTTTACCCTGCTCCTTTATCCCCACTGTGCAGCGGTATCGCATAGTCCCATCTGCTCGTGGGCGTTTAGCAATCGTAAAATAAGCCATCTCGTTTTGCCTCCGTATGGGACACCAAAACGCGGCGTCCCTAATGGTGTCCTACGAATGCAAAAATATAACGAAATGGTCAAAAATGCACGACAATATGACAGAATCAAAAAACCATATAAACAGCGTAACACCTGAAAAAACGCGCCCCCACGCGCTTAACCGCTTCTCGATTGCGCCGATGCTCGACTGGACTGACCGCCATTGCCGTTACTTTCTGCGCCAGTTGACAGGCCAAACGCTGCTGTATACCGAAATGGTGACGACAGGCGCGATTATTCACGGCAAAGGCGACTATCTGGCCTATAGCGAAGAAGAGCATCCGCTCGCGCTGCAACTCGGCGGGAGCGATCCAGCAGCGCTGGCACAGTGTGCCAAACTAGCAGAGCAACACGGCTATGATGAAGTGAACCTGAACGTCGGCTGCCCGTCCGATCGGGTACAGAATGGTCGTTTCGGTGCCTGCCTGATGGGCGAAGCCGCGCTGGTGGCAGACTGTATCAAGGCGATGAAAGACAGCACCGCGATCCCAATTACGGTGAAGACCCGTATCGGCATTGACGATCAAGACAGCTATGAATTCTTGTGCGAATTTATTCAAACCGTTGCCGGACGCGGCGAGTGCGATACCTTTATCGTCCACGCACGTAAAGCCTGGCTATCGGGCCTGAGTCCGAAAGAGAACCGGGAAATTCCACCGCTGGATTATCCCCGTGTTTATCAGCTCAAACGAGATTTTCCGGCGCTCACCATCGCCATCAACGGCGGTGTGAAAACGCTGGAAGAAGCCAAAACGCATTTACAGCATCTGGACGGGGTAATGATGGGGCGTGAAGCCTACCAAAACCCCGGTATTCTGGCGCAGGTTGACCGTGAACTGTTTGGCATCGATGCGGCGACGCCGGATCTGGCTGGTGTCGTACGCGCGATGTATCCTTATATTGAGCATGAACTCTCTGGCGGCGCGTCATTAGGCCACATCACACGCCATATGCTTGGTATGTTTCAGGGCATCCCCGGCGCTCGTCAGTGGCGACGCTATCTGAGCGAAAACGCCCACAAACCCGGTGCCGATGCCGCAGTGGTGGAACGGGCGCTGACGCTGGTTAATCTGGTTTAAAAAATACTAACAATTAGTCTTTTTCATCAAAAGTCATTCAACTTTCTTCCCGGCGTCGCTGATAAATCAATCACTTATTAGCGACGCATCTTGGCACGATTCTTGTAATCGCTTGTGTAGCACGCAGAACTTCTCTTCTTTTCCCTGCGTAAGATGCGGTTTAACCGCTACAGGAGCGCACCATGTTGGAAATTTTCTTCATTATTGGCTTTTTTATCATGCTGATGTTAACGGGCGTGTCACTGCTGGGGGTGATTGCCGCACTGTTTGTGGCGTCCCTGTTTATGCTGATTGGTGGACTGTTTAGCATGGCGATAAAAGTGCTGCCGTGGCTGATTTTAGCCGTTGTGGTGGTCTGGCTGTGGCGCCAATTGAGTGGACGCCCCGTCTACAATTCACACCGCAATACGTACCGAAAATACACCTATCATCAGCGTAACAGGAATGAGTGGTAAGACCTGAGGGGGAAATCTGAATCGCGGGCAATGCCATACTTTACGCTAGCGTGTCTTCACACCCTCTTGTTTTAGTACAAAAGTGTGCGCCAGCAGATATTTTTTCCCAACTGTGGCTGCTAGGATGACGCCACAGTTTGACACCCCGTCGTCATTCGAAGGGTGGGCAAACTAAGCGGGATAAATAAAATTTGGTGGCGAACCAACTACACGATTTCATCGTCGTCAGGGAAATAATAGCCGCACAGCGGCACCTTCGTGACGATCACTACGCTGTACCCTACATACAGTCTGATGAAAGTAGCCTCATGACCAAAGCCTTTCAGGCAATAATATCGGCTCTTAACGGGCCGATATTATTGCCAGGTCATACTGCACAGCACATGCTCATCACTTTTCCATTCCCCGTATAACGATGTCTGATATCACGTCATCGCGGATGTTCGCGTTTGTGTAACTTCACCAGAAAGCCTGAGGGCGTCATCGTAAAGGCAAAATTTTCAACGACGTGTGCTGCTGGCTGCTGCGCTTCTACCCGGAACCCTCGACACAGTGCATGAAACCCCAGCTTAATTTCCATTAAAGCCAGCGATCGTCCTGGGCACATCCGCGGCCCTCCCCCAAAGGGCTGGAGATCGGAAAAAGCTGCCTTTCCACGATCGAGCCAACGTTCAGGCACGAAATCATGGGGCTGCTGAAATAACGCATCATCGAACCCGCTCGCGTTCAGCATAAGCAACAAAGGTGTGCCCTTTTTGATAAAGAAATCATCGATAACGGTGTTTCTGGTTGGCTCAAGATACAGCAAGGGCGCAACGGGCTTAAGCCGCATCGATTCATACATCACGGCGGTAAGCCAAGGCATACGCGGCAACGGCCACGGCAGGATATCCCCTGCCCCCTCCGACGCCGCTTTGCACTCCTGAAAAATGCACTCTTCTACCGAGGGAGAAATGCAAAGCAGAAAGCTCATCCAGGTGAGCGTATTCGCCGTCGTGTCCTCCCCTGCCAGCAGGAGCGTAATGGCATTCGCCATAATATCGTCGTCTCGCAGCGTCCCGTCTTTTTTCTGCTCGGCAAGCATCACTTGCAGCATGTTTTCAGGCGCAGTTATTAATTGCGGATTTAGCTGGATACGTTGTCGCTGGCGATAAATGAAGCCATCAAGGTACTCACGGATCAGGCTCAGGCTTGCATCAAATTGCTTATCTCGTGCCGTCTTGATAAATCGCCAGTAGGGAAACAAGGAACCGCTACGCGTATGAATCATGGGGAATAAGTGGCGTAAACTTTGCGATAGCGGATTTTCCCCCTGTTCGAGCGTATTCACGTCCTCGCCAAACGCCAGCAATGACGTGATATCAACCGTATAGCGCTTAAACTCCTCCACCAGCGCGATCGTCTCCCCGGTTTCGGCAAGCATCGTGAAACGCTCAGATAGCCGAGAGGTGACCTTCCTGAGACTGGAATAGAAATGCTTCAGATGGGCAGGCTGAAACATCGGTTCCGTCAGGTTACGCTGCTGCTCCCAGCGTTCTCCCTCAGAGGAAAACACCCCGTTCAACCCGGCTTCCTGAAAAACAGATTCAATACTGCTGATTCGACGAAATTCGTCAGGGCGGGATTTCATGATGGTGCGGATACACCCGGCATCGGCAATCACTATCGCTGGAGTCAGCCCCAGCCTTAACCGATAAAAGCGACCATACTGTGCTTTCCAGCGCAGCATCTGTAAATGGATGTCACTACGCTTTAAATAATCGACATGTCCAAGAATGCTTCTTGCCGGGGGCATTGGCAGTTGTTTAATCGATCTCATGCTCACGATCCTTCTTTACTGTGTTCAACCTTAGGTGATGAGTCACCCACGAAAACAACCATCGAGATAGCGAGAGGTAAAGAAAGAGTTGCAAACGATGCCGTTGAATTTATGCTCACAGGCAAACGCGATACGTGCGCGTGACATGCGGGTTGGAAATGAAATGATGTACAACGCAGACAACGCGCTAAGGCATAAAATCTGAATCAACATCGCGATCCTGATGCTTTCTGGATCCTCTATTTTCGTCAAATCCTACAGAAGGGTGTTTAAAAAACAAACAAACCACGTTGGCTTTTTTGTTAATAAGTAATACCGTGAACAGCCTTTCCCTCGGGAAGGCATCATGGAAAAAGCGTGATGGCAGGAGCGAGGTTATCGCCGCCAGTGCGATAACCTCATGATTAGGATTTTAGGGAATCAACAGGCATGAGCCCTGCGTGCTGCGGCTTTCCAGTGCCCGGTGGGCGGCTTGCGCATCCGCTAATGCAAATTTCTGATTCTGCGGCACGTCTACCGTAATCGCCCCACTCGCGATCAGTGAAAAGAGTTCGTTGCTGGCTTGCTCCAGTTCGGCACGGTTCGTGACATAACCAAACAATGACGGACGCGTGACGTACAGCGATCCTTTCTGGTTCAAAATTCCCAGATTAACCCCCGTCACCGGCCCGGAAGCGTTACCAAAACTGACCATCAGCCCGCGACGACGCAGGCTATCCAGTGAGGCTTCCCAGGTGTCTTTCCCCACCGAGTCGTACACCACCGAGACTTTCTGCCCTTCGGTCAGTTCCGCGACACGCTGCGCGATATTCTCGGTACGGTAATTGATGGTCGCCCAGGCGCCCGCCTGTTTTGCCCGCTCCGCTTTCTCGTCCGACCCCACCGTCCCGATCAGCTTCGCCCCCAGCGCCTTCGCCCACTGGCAGGCAATCAGCCCTACGCCGCCTGCTGCCGCGTGGAACAGGAAAACTTCATTAGGTTTGATTTCATAGGTCTGGCGCAGCAGATAGTAAACCGTTAACCCTTTCAGGAAAGAGGCTGCGGCCTGCTCAAAGCTAATGGCATCCGGCAGCAGCGCAACCTTCTCCGCCGCCACGTTATGCAGCTCGCTATACGCGCCCAGCCCGGACTGTGCATACACGACGCGATCGCCGACTTTCAGCTCGCTCACCCCTGCCCCGACTTTCGTCACGACGCCCGCCGCTTCGGTCCCTAAACCGGATGGCAAATCAGGCACCGGATACAGGCCGCTACGGATATAGGTATCGATAAAATTAATGCCGATGGCGCGGTTCTCAACCTGAACCTCTCCCGTGGCGGGTTCGGCAGGCGTAAAATCCACATATTGCAGAACCTCCGGGCCACCATAAGCCTGGTACTGAATGCGCTTTGCCAT